AAGTACCGGGCACAGAACGAAGCGTATAAGGAGGTGGGCTGCGAAAAACGGTGAAAGGCTTTGCTTATCAAAGAGTTATGCGTGATGGCTGCATCGGGCCGTGCAAAACGAAACGTTTACATGGGCTTACATGGCGTTTAATTTTTAGGGTGTAGGGCAGGGGAGAGGCTTGCCGGAAGTTTACATCTGAGGGCTGTATGGTTTGCATACGGCCTTTTTTATTGCCTATGCGGTAAAACCCTTTATATACGGGCTTTTGGCGCGAATATGGGGCTGATTGGGGCTGACGTGATAAGCAGCTTGTCGTGTGGTAGGGCAGGGGAGGGGCAAAGTAATAATCATCACTTTGGTACGTAGAATTTTTTTGGTGGATATTCAGGTGGATATTCGGAACTGGATATTCACTTCAGGGGTAACTGGATATTCAAAATAGGGTTTTGGATGGGTGGGATAGAGAGGGGGAAAAATACTGTTTTTTCTGCGATAGCCCCGAAAAACGTGCCGATAGATACCCCCAAAAAACCATACTATTTTAGTGCCGGATGGGCAAAAAGTACGTAAAATCAATGCTTTGCGAGCGTGCAATGCTGCTTTTTGAGGGGGAACGTTCGGAATGGCGGGATTCGGAGGGTATCAGCAGGGTACGCATGGATGTCATCAGCGGCGATGTGCGTGCCCCCAGATGATGCGCATGCCCCCTACCCGACATTGGCAATCTCTGAAGTATTGACATCCGAAGCACTGTGCCCCCTTCCTTTCTTGAATTGTTCGATTTGCTCGCGGAGCCGACCTAATTCTTCGGCCTGTTCCCGGATAATGGCATCTTTTTCGGCTATGGTATTCAGTAGCCGGTCAAGGATTAATGGTGGAATGTCTTGCCCAAGTGTTTGATTTTTACTATCTTTATAATCGCTATTAGTAGATTCTTGTGCTTGGAGATTCTCTGGGGTACGTTTCGTTTTAAGCATATCCCCCTCCCCTGTCATAAGCCATTCTATACTTACTTGTGGATAGGTGGCGAAAAATTTTGTAATTACATCTTCGGTTATCCCTGTTTTACTCTCCAAAGTACCACGCGATACCCCTATTTTTGCATAAAAATCTCGCTTGCTGATACCCAAAGTACCAGCAAAGGACAAAATTCTTTGTTTTATTGGCGAATTATTTTGTTCTTTTGCTTGCATGATGGCGAAATGTTTTGTATCTTTGCATCGTGTTCAATGAAGAACGAGCGGCCAAAGATAATGAAAAAGGCCGAGATTAACGAATTTTAGAAATTAAAGAATATGAACGACGAGATTAAAGAATGGAAAACGCAGAGCGTGAAGCACAAGATTGCGATGCTGCTGATAATGGACGGCATCAGCTTCAGCTACAATGAGGAGGACGGCATCGTATTTACCGCTCCTGAGTTCTACGTGGAGCGGATGAAGGAAAGGCTGGTAAACTGCTACGGATGCAGTTTGAAGCCCATTATAACCGAGTATTAACGAATAAAATAAGTGAAATTATGACACAGCAAGAATTTACGGAACGGACGGGAATAACTCCGACAGCTGAGGATTTTGATTACATCCATGCGGTTTATCTGAACACATCGATGGACAAGGACGAGTTCTGCAAAGACTTCAAGAAACATGGGGGCAGCCGGATTATCCGCGATGTTCATGTGCGAGTGTTGAACTATGAGATGAAATGTGAACGGCAAAAGAAGGTTATCGAGGACCTGACTGATTTTCTGATTAGCAAGGCGCATACGTATGATGATACCGATTTCCGCAATCAAGCGGTAAGAATGGCCGGCGAGGTGGAAGTGGTCAAACGGACAATCGAATTGGGGCTTCCGCTTTGGGATGAAGACAGGAAGGTTGTCCTTTCGATGATAGAAGAACAAGGCAAATAGATTGCCGGATAACTGGCAGCCCGGAAAGACGGGCAAGGGGCGGCAGGCGCGGCCGGAAAGTTGGTAAATCGAAAGCGTAGGACAGTCGTCGGGGTTCGAATCCCCGCGCCCCACCAAAGTTTAATCATTAAAAACAAGTGAGATATGAACGAGCTTTTAAGTCAGGAAAAGAGAAGGTACATCCACATCATGAAGGAAGACCGGGAGTTTATCATGAAGGCATTGGGCGTAACGGAGCGCACGGTGTTCAACGCCATCCGCTTTGACGAGAAGCGTGGCAATACGGACTTGGCAAAGCGTATCCGTAAGTTGGCAATGGAGCGAGGAGGCATTGTGATGGTGGTCATTCCTGAAATAGAAACCCTGTTTGACGCGGATAACTACATGCGCCAATACTTCCCTAACGGAGCGTTGTTGGAGATAAGTAAAGATGACGGTAACGCAGCTATTTATTTCAAGGGTGAACGTGTTTGGAGCGCAGCTTCAACAATGTGCAGCGAAATTAAAGGGTTTCAAAGCCGTGCTATGGCATTGAAGTAAGGAGGTGGCCATGTTAGGGTATTACAGCAATAAACTTTGTATATCGGCGCGCGAACTGATTGATAGCGGCATTATCACGGAGTCTACTTATAGGAATTGGACGAACCGTGGCCGTATCATGGTGGTACAGCGTGGCGGTGGTGCAAAAGGTAGTTGTGCCCAAGTTGCTGTGGATAGCCTGCCCACCACTTGTCGGGAACAAGTAGAAGAAAAATTCGGTTGTGATGAAGCCCGCATCACCGCCTGGGTGATGTCGAACTACGAACTTGACCAGGCCGCGCTGGCCTTCTTCATGGATTGGGCCTCCGGGCACAAGAGCGACCATGCCACAGCGGAACTGGCGCACAAGTACGCGGTGAACGCTTCTGTGCTGAACACCTGCATCAGGCTGTACGAGCGCGGAAAGGAACGCGAGAAGCTGATGGGCGACAAATACGACTGGTCGAAGATGGCCAAGGTCATCGAGACACTTCGCGAACAGCTGGGGCACGACCTGCCGGCCAGCACGCTGCGCTTCCGCAGGAAGGTGAACGACTACAAGAAGTTCGGCTATGAATGCCTTATCACCGGCAAGTTCGGCAACCAGTGCGCCCGCAAGGTGGACTACAAGACCGAGCGGCTCGTGCTGAGCCTGAGAGTGCTGCCCAACCAGCCATACGGAAGCGACGTGCATGAGATGTACATCCAGTTTGTGTGCGGCGAGCTGGAGGCATGGGACTTGGAAACCGGCGAGATATTCAACCCGGACGACTTCACCGACAAGAACGGGGAGCCGAAGGAACTCAGCGAAAGCACCATCCGCAACATACTGAACAAACCGAGCAACAAGCTGCTGGTGGAACATGCCCTGCGCGGCTACAGCACGTTCATGCACGAGCAGATGCCGCACATGCACCGCCACGGCGGCGAGTTCTCCCTGAGCCAGATAACGATGGACGACGTGGATTTGCCGCGCCGCATGAAGGGGAACGAGTATGTGCATGCCTACTACGCCTACGATGTGGTAAGCCAGTGCAGGATTGGCTTGGCTTACGGGCGTGACAAGGATGACAGCCTGGTGGTGGAGTGCTTCCGCGACATGTTCCGGTTGATCGCACGGCACGGCTGGGGCATCCCGGCAGGCATAGAGGTGGAGCAGCACTTGATGAGCAAGTACAGGGAGGGCTTCCTGAAAGCCGGCGAGGTGTTCAAGTTCGTACACTTCTGCGCCCCGCAGAACTCGCAGGAGAAATACGCAGAACCCCTGAACGGTGCGTTCAAGACCACGATAGCCCATAAGAACCACGAGGGCGTGGGCCGCTGGTACAACAAGGGAGCACGCCGCGTGGATCAGAAGAAAATCAGCGACAGCGGCAACCATACCTGGGAAGATAAGAAATACTATACTTTCGAGGAACTGGTGGCCGACGACCGCCGCGACTGCGCTGAATGGAACCACTCCCTGCACCCGAACCAGAAGAAATATCCGGGCATGACCCGTTGGGACGTGCTTGTGGCGAAGATAAACCCGACCCTCCGCCCGTTTGACAGCCTGACCCTGAGCCGCTATATCGGCGAGAAAGTGGAAACCAGCATACGGCGCAACTCAACGGTGCGCGTGGCCTACGCGGACTGGTGGATAAGCGGCCCGGAGGTGCTGGAGGAGCTGGAGCCGAACAACCGCAAGGTGACGGCCTACTACCTGCCGGACGAGGAAGGAAAACCGACCGACGTGTATTTGTTCCAGGGCGACCGCTACATTGACAAGGTGCGCCCCGTGAAGACCTACAGCCGCGTGATGGCCGAGCAGACGGACGAGGATGTGGCGAACTATATCGAGCAGCAGAAGTACGTGTCGCATTTCAAGAAATACCTGCGAGACAATGCCATCGCGAAAGTGGGCAAGGCAGAGGCTGGGCCGCAGGCCTACGCGGAAGAAACTGATACGGAATGCTACACCCAGCCTCCCGTCCCGGTGCAGGACGAGCCGGAGGTTTATGAATGGAAGCCGGACATGGACAGCACCAGGCGGGCATTGGAAGACCTTTAGAACAACATTAAAACAGCGTTAGATTATGATTACAGAAACGCAGAAACAGAAGATTTTGGGGGCGATAGCCGCGAACCGCGCGAACTATCCGAGCGACGCGAAGCACGCCGCCTCCCTCGGCATCACCACATCGGTGTACAGTGCCGTAAAGAATGGACAGACGGACAAGGTATTGAGCGATGCCAACTGGATAGGCATCGCCCGGAGGCTGGGCGTGAACCTGCGCGGCGGCATGGAATGGAAGGCCGCCAAGACACCTACCTTTGAGTACATCACCTCACAGCTGGAGATTTCGCAGAAGTCCTGCCTTTCGGCCATCCTCTGTGACGTGCCGAACATCGGTAAGACATTCACGGCCCGGTACTATGTGCAGACCCACAGGAACGCGGTCTATATCGACTGCTCGCAGGTGAAGACCAAGCTGAAGCTGGTGCGTAAGATTGCCGCCGAATTCGGCGTGGACAGCAAGGGGCGGTATGCGGACGTGTACGACGACCTGGTGTATTACCTCCGCTCCATCGAAACGCCGCTCATCATTTTGGATGAGGCGGGCGACCTGCAGTATGAGGCATTCCTGGAACTGAAGGCTCTGTGGAATGCCACCGAGCGGTGCTGTGCCTGGTACATGATGGGTGCCGACGGCTTGAAGGAGAAGATAAACCGCTCGATAGAGTGCAAGAAGGTGGGCTACACTGAGATGCTGAGCCGTTACGGCGACCGCTACAGCAAGGTCACCCCTGATGATGGCAAGGAACGCGAGGCTTTCCTGATGACGCAGGCGCGGATTGTGGCCAAGGCCAACGCCCCGGAAGGCGCAGACATCGCACAGATAGTGCGCAAGACACGCGGTGGGCTGAGACGTGTATATACGGAGATTGAGAAACTTAAAATGACAGCACAATGATGACCAAGATAGAAATGCAGGCGATGGATGCTGTTATCGGCATCCATCGTGAAATGAAGAAGATGAATGAACCGAACTGGGAACAGCGCCGTTATGAGTTGGCTAAGGAGATATTCCTGCGCAGAATGGTACACTTTGGCCTTACGACAATTGATAGTGACATAGAAGATTCGGTTGCTTGGGCAGACCGTCTGATAGCCGAACTTCAAAAAGGGAAGTAAGACATGAAGCGCGCGTACAGTCCGAAAGAAATAGCCGCCAAGAAGTGGGTGACGCTGCCGTGGGGCGAGAAGTGGAGCAAGCCTTTCGGCGAGCCCGCAGACAACGCCTCGTGGTTCATCAGCGGTGCCAGCGCGAGCGGCAAGAGCTCGTTCGTCATGCAGCTCGCCAAGGAGCTGTGCAAGTACGGGCCGGTGCTGTACATGAGCTACGAGGAAGGCGTGAACCAGAGTTTCCAGCGGCGTATGGACTATTTGGGCATGGACGAGGTGCAGGGGCGGTTCCGCGTGGTGACGGATGACTCTTACGACGAGCTCGTGGAGCGTCTGAGGAAGCCGAAGTCGCCGAAGTTCGTCATTGTGGACTCTTTCCAGGTGGCGGTCGACGATGCGGGGTTCAGCTATGAGAAGGCTGTGGAGCTGATGAAGCGTTTCCCGAAGAAGTGCTTCATCTACATCAGCCAGGAGGACAAGAGCCAGCCTACGGGCAAACCGGCGCGCAGGCTGAGATATATCTGCGACATGAAGGTTCGCGTGATGGGCTACAAGGCATACTGTATGGGACGCGCCATCGGTGAGGCCGGTACCTATTATGTGGTATGGAAAGAAGGACTGATACAAACAAGCAACAATTTATAGCCAAGATATGGAAGAGTGGGGAAACAAATTGTTCCAGTTGCTGCTGAAAGGCAGCGAGGCCGCAGGCGTGGTTGATGAGTGGGTGGAGAGGAATATTGAAAGCGACCTGCGGCTCCGCCGGGCAAAGACCCGCGGGCATGTGGTGATAGAAACACGCGACGTGATGTTCGCCAGCCACATAAGGCAGTGGCATCCGTCGTGTCAGGTGAACATAAAGGATTTGACGAAATGAACAAGAAAGTTTACATCAGCGGTGCCATCGCGCACCACGATTTGGCGGAACGCAAGGCGGCCTTCGGGGATGCGGAGCGTTTCCTTGGGCTGAAAGGCTTCGACCCGGTAAACCCGTTCAAGAACGGCCTGCCGGACGACGCACACTGGCGGAAGCACATGCGGGCGGACATCGCCCTGCTGCTTGGATGCGATTATATCTACATGCTGCGCGGCTGGGAACTGAGCAAGGGCGCGAAGCTGGAGTTGGACGTGGCCAGTTCGTGCGGCATAGAAGTGTTGTTTGAAAACCAGTTCAACCTATGAAACAGGAAGTGACCAATTTCGCGCGCTTTTACGCCTCGTTCAACCTGCTGCCGTACAACGGTGACCGAGAGGAATTCAAGAAGTCCATCGTGCTGCAGTACACCTGGAACCGGACGGACAGCCTGAAAGAGATGACCCGGAAGGAGTATGAAGAATGCTGCAATGCCTTGGAGAAGATTTCCGGGCGCAAGGACGAGCTGAAGAAAAAGCGCAGCGTCTGCCTGAAGCTGATGCAGCAGCTCGGTATCGATACCACGGACTGGGCGCGCATCAACGACTTCTGCATGAATCCCCGGATAGAGGGCAAGCCTTTTGCCCGGATTAGCCCGGACGGGCTGGAGGCGTTGGCCGTGAAGCTGCGCTCCATCAGGCGCAAGGGAGGACTGAAGCCGATGAAGGAAAAGAATGTGGAACAACCGGGCGGTGTGGCATACGTGTTCTTTGCCCCTGCCGCCCCAAAATGTTAAGATTATGAGCATGAGACAAAGAGTGAAGGAAGCGATGGATTTCATACGCGAGCAGACAAAGGATTTGAGCGAGGAATGCTACGAGGAATTTCTCGAACAGTTGAAGTTCGAGCTGGAGGCGGAATCGGAACTATGCTGCTGGGGAGACCCGGAAGAAGAATAAGTGTAGAACCATTTAAATAAATCAATCATGAACGAAGAAAACAGACAGACTGTCGTCATGACGGCAGAGGAGAAGGCCGAGTTCGAGGCCTTCCAGCAGGCGAAAGCCAAGAAGGCGGCCGAGGAAAAGGCCAAGGCCGACCGCGAGATGTACAAGCAGATGGTTGACGAGGAGATTGAGCACTCCATCCCCGTGCTGCTGGGCATCAGCGAGGAAATCAAGGAGAGCAAGCAGAAGGTGCTTGACAACTTCAAGACCATCCTTGAGGTGAAGTCCGACTTGTTCAAGACCAAGGTGCGCGACGACCAGCGCAGCCACACGTTCACGAACAGCAGGGGCGACCAGCGCATCACGCTCGGCGTGTACGTGACGGACGGGTACCGCGACACCGTGGAGGACGGCATCGCCATCGTGAAGGAGTATATCGCGTCGCTGGCCAACGACGAGAAGACGCAGGCTCTGGTGAACATGGTGTTCCGGCTGCTGAGCCGCGATGCCAAGGGCACGCTGAAGGCCAGCCGTATCGTCCAGCTGCGCAAGGTGGCCGAGGATACCGGCGACGCGCGGTTCCTGGAAGGCGTGCGCATCATCGAGGAAAGCTACCAGCCTGAAGTGAGCAAGCAGTTCATCCGGGCCGAGGTGAAGGATAAGAACGGGATGTGGAAGCCCATCCCCCTTGGAATGACAGAATCTTAAAAATGACATGACAATGAAACAGGAAGTGAAGAAAGACCCGAAAGTAGCCCTGTGCCGCAAATGCCACGGCACGGGCAAAATCGTATCCGGGCGTTTCATCCGCAAGACGGAGACCTGCCCGCAGTGTGAAGGGAGCGGCCGTGTGACGGTGAGCTGCGAGATGACGCTTGACATCCGTCCTTACAAGCCAAAGGGTGAACAGGGTATGGACTGACAGTATCGCAATATGGGGAACCGGCACGGTGTGAGTTATCAGAAACGCGTCGCTGACATCAACAGGATATATGACCTCTATGTCAAGAAGGGAGTCCCGAACAGGGAGATATGGCGGAGGTACATATATCCTGTGTATGGTATCAGCGAGAGGACTTTTTATAACATATTGAAAGCGTCCGCCAACCCCAAGAACGACCTGCCGGAAGACACCCAGCTGTATTTGAAGTTTGACACATGAGCGGAACGGACAAGAATACCAGAGCGGTAATACGCCGGATATTGTCGGATATCCGGGTGGAGCTTGGCGACGAGTTTGACAGGAACTTCGAGCGCCAGGCTTTTTTCAGCGATGCATGGGCGCGCCGGAAAAGCCCGACCCGTCCGGGTGGCACGATACTGGTGGACACGGGCACGCTGCGGCGCAGCGTCAAGAGCCGGACAACCGATGACAGCATCACGTTCTATACCGACCTGCCGTATGCGGCCATACACAATGACGGCGGGGAGATAGTGGTGACGGAGAAGATGAAGCGGTTTTTCTGGCACAAGTATTATGAGGCCACCGGAAGTTTCGGGCGGAAGAAGAACGGCGAACGCCGGAACGACAAGCGGACGCGCCAGCTTTCCACAGAGGCCGATTTCTGGCGTTTCATGGCCCTCAAACGTGCCGGGACTACCATTCGCATACCCCGGCGGAGATTTCTCGGCACAGGGCCGGAAGTTGAGCGTATCGTGCGGGAGATTATCGAGGACAACCTGAACGAGTATTTCAATATGGATTTTAGCATAGAAAGGAAATGAGAAAGGAACTGTACCAGATGCTGTGCGACCGTCTGAAGGAGGTCGGCGGCGGTGCTATAAAGCACATTGACTTGTGGAACCACAATGTGGAGTTCATCGAGCAGGAGGAGAGCTGGGCGCGCCCGGCTGTGTTCGTGGAGTTCCGGCCGATAAAGTGGAACGCGATAGTGAACGGCGTGGAGTACCGTGCCGAACCGGAGGTCGCGTTGCACGTGGTGACGGACTGGACGGGCAGCGTGAGCGACGGCAGCCCCTTCAAGGAAGAGAGCCTGGAGGTGTTCGACCTGCTGGAGGAGATACACGCCGCGCTTGCCTGCATGGATGGAGAGACCTTCAGGGAGTTCGACCTTGTGGAGAGCGATACCAACCATAACCACGAGGACATCGTTGAGAACATAGAGGTGTACCAGTGCGTGGCGATAAAGTCGCTACAGTAACGAAGAAGCCCCGCAAGCCGGAAACGGCCTGCGGGGCTCTTGTCAGAGCAGCAGCCAAATGATGCTTGCCGCAATGCCTCCACCCACTGTAAGAAGCCAGTCAGTCCAGTCCCACGGGCTGCCGTGCAGCTTGTCTTTCAGTTCGAGGCATGAGGCCGCCACGGCAGCCGAATACACGGCCCCGAATGCGGAACATGCGCACAATCCAACTACAAAGCCCCCGGCAAGGTGTTTCCACCGGTTGCTTTCCTTCAAAAAAGAGATAATTCTGTTCATAATGAATCGGTTTTGAAAAATTGTTTGTATATTTGCAGTTGAGGATTGAATGAGCCCCTCACACGTCGGCCTTTTTGAGGTGCAGACTTCGGGGGGAGTTTCAATCCTTATTTTATAATCCGCATTGTATATAGTATCTCTCCGCTTGTAACTTTTGCCTTGCATTCAATTTTTACCCCATTTATTTGTGTTGAATATACATTGAAGTTGAACTGATGGTGACGACCCTGTTCTGTCCTTACGAATTTGGCATCAGGTAGCCATTCGTCCGCTTTCATTGCAAGCAGCATGGTTTCTGCCAATTTGCTGTTGTGCAAGTTCTTGGCAAATGTTTCATCGAAGAAGCCCTTATTTAGAATTATGTCCGAGCCTGTGTCGTTGTTTTTGATTACCAAACGCTTGGCCGTACCCGTGAAGGTGCTTACTTCGGGCAAATGCTCGTTTGCCCATTGCCTTACGTTATCCCGAATGGCCAATCGCTCCTCTTTCGTAAGTTTGTTTGAATGTTCCTTTTGTGCAAGTTCCCTTATCAACTGACACGCCTGGCACAGTTCGTTGTCCGGGATGAACGCCTTGGCGAGCTTCGCTTTCCCTTTGGCGATGTCACAATCCCGGCACCGGCTGATGGTGTACGGATTATAGTCCGGCACGGCCTTCTCCTGCTTGCCGGGATTGAAACGGAACATCCCTTTCGTGTCGCGCTGCAGGGCTTCCTCGCCGAGCGCCATCGCCTCGTCGTGCGGCGTGGCCGGGTAACGCGACTTGCGCACCTGCACCACGGTACAGCGGCAGTTCCACCCGTTTGGCGGATAGTATTCCTCCCAGAAGGAATCCGTAATCGGCAGCGTCACTCCGTGGAGTGCGGCGTGTTCCGGGCGCACCTTGTTGTCGTGCGCCGTGCGGTACTGCAGGTAGTAGCGGTCGCCGTCCTGCATGAACCCCTCCCATTTGGCCGCCATTTCGGCGGAAGCCTGCACGAAGTTGAATTCCGACCGCAGGTAGTTCGAGTTGTAGGCGGCGTCAATGCTCTGCACGTCCTTCAGGAAGCGTTCGAACGTCTTTCTGTTGCCGTTCTCATCCAGCAGGGAGGGGAACGCCTCGTTCAGCTCATGGAACGCCTTCATGCCTGAAAAGACGTAGTTCGAGCGGCTGAGCCTCTGGCGCATGATGTCGGACATCTCCACCTGCTTGAAGGAGCCGTTCAGCGTGTCAGTGTGCAGGCTGATGAACTCCTGTGCGGCCGGTTCCGCCAGTATGCCGATGCGGAGCGACGCGCCTTCTTCCTTGTAAAGCGCGCGCATCATGCCCTCGAACTTCTGCCTCAAGTCCTCCGACGGTGTGCACAGGTCTTTGCCGGAGGCGTAGCCGAGCAGTTTCCCGGCCAGTTCATCCATCTTTTCAGGTGCGTTCAGGTTGGAATAGGAAAGCAGCTCCTTGGAAAAAGTCCTGCCGCGCAGGGTGGCGCTGATAAGTTCGGCCTCGAACTCGGCCCGGTTCTGCAGGGCGTATCTGGAAAGTTCCTTTTGTATGAGTTCCTTGTTTACGCCTTTCATCTCCCACTGGTGCTCTACCGTAGCATACGCTTTCGGCTCCAGCATGCAGTCGATGTGGTGGCCGAGTTCGTGCAGGAATGTGTTGTCCTGCGCCCCCGAACCGTATTTCATCTTCTTCTCCCTGTAGCTTTTATAGTCGCGCTCGCGTCTTTCATTGAAATACAGTATGCCTTCGAACCCTTCCGCTATGGGCGCGCTGTATTCCGCCCCGACGGTCGCGCCGAGCTTCCGTTTTAGCAGACGGGGCAGCTTTATGCCGTGCGACAGCAGGATTCTCGCCGCGGCTTCCGCGTCTTTCCGTGCCTCGGCGTTCTTAATGACGGATGCCCACTCCTTGGCAGCCTTGTCGATGTCGTCATTCTTTCCCAGCGTCAGACAGCTTCCTCCGAGCAAGGCTTTATAACGTAGGTGCAGCCCCGAATAGTCATCGGGGCTTAGTCGAAAAAAAGGCGTGTGTTTTTTTGCCGTTTGTTGTCATCTTCCTTCCCGTCCTTGCCTGCCACCTGTACGGCACGCCTTTCTCCGACCGGCATGTTGTATTTTTCCGCGAAGTATTTCGGGTCGACCTCATAGCGGTCTGACACCATCTTCTCGAAGGCTACCTGCTGTTCCGGGGTATAGTCCACCGAATCGTCCCATTCAAAGCGCAGCCCCTTGACCGGGAAGCCATGCTTCGCCATGCGCGGGATGAGCTGGTTGTTCACGATGTCGGCCAGCATGGTGCGGTCGCTTTCCACGAGGTTCTCGAACACCTCGAGATGCGTCTGCGACTGTGACAGGCTGGAGCCGTCCTCGATGGTCATGGTCTGTCCGATGATGAGCTTGGAGAGCTCGGAGTTCGCCCTGTCCACGCGCTTGTCGTACACGTTGAAAGCATCGCCCTTGGTGCTTTCAACGACTTCGATTTCCGTGCCCTCCTGGAACACGCCCCAGAGGCTCGCCCCCATGCTGTCCATCATCTTTTCCATCTTGGCCAGCTCCTTCTCGTCGCGCGTGGTGGTCTTGGCGATGCGCATGGGCATGCCGAAAATCTCCGCGAAGGTATCCCAGAACGCCAGGGCGTTCTTCTTCGGGATGGTCTGCGTGGCGGCCTTGAGGAACAGCCCGAGGTCGTCAGGCTGCCCGGCTTCAATGAGCCAGTCCGTAAACGGGGCACGGCGGTATTCCAGCCCGGTCGTCCAGTCCTGTCCGAGGTCGGTTACGACCCGTCCGTATTCGGGTATGACGTGCTTGCGCGGTATGAGCTTCACCCCGTCGTAGCAGATGCAGCCGTCCCCGTCGGTGACTATGTCGCCGAGCTCTATGAGCGAGTGGCCCCAATAGACGGAATCGAGCGACAGTTTCATCAGCTGGCGGAACCATGCCTGGTTGAAATAGTGTGCCGCGTCTTCTACCTCCTTGCCGTCCGCGCCGACAATCTTGAACGAGCGCGACATGACGAAGCCCTTGCGCTGCTCGATGCAGCCGGACAGGTGCAGGTCAGCGTCCACGTCCCGGTAGATGTCGTAAAGCGGCTTGCGGTTCGGGCTGTCCACGTTGATGGCCAGCTGCCAGGCGTTGCGCCAGTCCTGTATGTCCTTCCGCGTCAGCGCGTCGGTCGTGCGCTGCAGGTTGACTACCATCTTCCGCACTTTCCTGCGGTCGCCTTCCTTTGCGAGATTGAAGTCTCCGTATCTCGTATGCAGCATCCGGTCGTCATGGCCGGCGAAATACTGCCTTATGTCTTTCCATATTCCCATAAGCCTACCAGTTATAGCGTTGTTTCTTCTGGCACCCGTAAATGAATGTTCCGCTTACCGGCTCACCGTCCTCGTCCAGTACGACCGGCAGATCCGGCACAATCTTCCCTGCCTGTACGCCCTCCAGCCATTTGACGGCCCTTTCGTAACGCTCCTTGCGTATTTCCATGCCCATCTTCTGCGGCAGGGACGCCGCCATGTGGTAGAGCGCAATGTCGCAGCAGTACATGACCACGAGCCGGTTGCGCGCGTCACCTTCTGCGGCGAACAGGGCCGCGCAGTCATATTTCGGGCGCAGGTATCCGGCCATTTCCTCCTGCGCCTCCATCTCGGCATTGCTGCGGTTTTCCGTGCTTACCTGGGACACCACCTTCAGCGCGCTCTCGCCGATGACCACCTTGTAATCCTCGTCTGTAATGAACATAATGCCTCCTTTCAATGCGTTACGAACAATGCACGTTTCTCGATGTCCTGCACGGTCACCCCCTTGCGAAACCGGCGGCGTGCCACCAGTTCCTTGATAGCCTTCTTTGGTACGACTTTCAGTCCGCCGTTCAGGTAAACCACATAAAACTTCATGCCGTGTAGTTTGGAAAGTTCCACGGCCTTTTTCACGGCACGCTTGTACCGCCATGCGAAAATCAAATCCTTTATCAGTCTGAACATATCACCAGCTGTTTTTTGAGGAATGGCGCCTCATGCCAAGCCTCGGTTTATAAATCTGTTGTCTTGTATGCTTCTGGAGTATCCAGATGGCGCCCTCGTCCGCGTCCGGCGCATCATCGTGGATACGGCTGCCGCGTTCAAGGGCAAGCGTCTGCTCGATACCGACCTGCATGTCCGGAGTGTCCTTCAATGCTTCATTGTAGAACACGAAACCGCGTTCCCACAAGGGCGAAACGGCCTCGATGCGCTGGAGTTTCTCCGGCTTCTTGCGCATGTCCGGCATGATGGGCAACTGGTAGCCGCGGCGGTTGCCCTCCTCGGTGAACTCGTCCAGGATGATGTCCTGCATGAAGTTCGCTTCCATGAAAAAGAGGACGGCTGCCCTGTCACGCGTGCGCTCATGCAGGTCATAGAGCCACCGTACCATGCCGGTCACGGTGTCCTGCCGGACATAGCAGTCGAGAAGGTGGAGTTCGGAGCCTGTCTTTCCCCAAAAGCGTGAAGCCTTGTAGTCGTTGGCCGTGGTGGACTTGAACGAGGGGTCGGTGTAGCACACGAGCTGGTCGTACTTTTCAAGCGGCAGCACCTTCTTAAAGCGTATCCAGTCGTGGCGGAAGATGGTGCCGTCCTTGATGGGGTTGTGCATCATCTCCTTCTCCCATGCCCGATAACCCACGAAGTTCCGGTACTCCTGTGCCTCGTCCTTCGTCCACTTCTCCTTCCAGACGGGATTTCCGTCGCGGTCGACCGCCTTCACTTCCGACACATATACACCTTTTGTGGCCGCGATGTTGGCCAGTACGGAAGTCTTGGAAATGAGGTTGCCCACCATGATGAAGCGTCCGCGCCCTACGTCCAGCGCTCCGAAAAGCGCCTCCTTTACCCAGTCAGTCAGGTCTTTGACGCGCTTCTCGTTGCGGCAAAGCTCGTCGTCGTCGAGGTCGTCGATGACGATGTAGTCCGGGCGTGCCTCACGCTCACGGAGGCCGCGGGGCGACTGTCCGCGTCCGCAGGCCAGGAACTTCACTCCGGACTGCGAGGTGAACTCGCCCTCCTGCCAGTCGCCCACGCTTTTCTGCTCGCCGAAATCGGCGATGATGCGGGCGTTGAACTCCAGCTCGGCCTGTATGTCCGAGAGCAGGCGTATGGCGCTGTCCTCGCTTTTTCCGACGACCACCATGAAATTGATGAGCCGCTTGGGCTGGAACATCAGCCAGAGCGGCATGAAGATGTCGAAATGGGTGGACTTGGCATGGCCGCGCGGCCATTTGAATACTGCCTTCAGGTTCGGGGTGTTCTTGACCTTGACGGCCGCCGTGTTGTGGAACGGCGCATTATGTATGGTACGGATGACTTCGCCCGTCACCTTGTCGCGCAGTTGCAGGAAATGCGGGAAGTAGTATTCACAGAACGCGGCATAGTCCTTTTGCAGACGCCGGATGCGCCTGTCCTTTTCGACCGGCGTCTCCCTTACCAGCAGTGCAGTGTCCGTGATGGACTGGATGTGCTTGCAGTGTTCCTGCCATTCCGCATACCTCTGTTTAATCTCTGCCTGTGTCGCCATGCGTCACCTCCCCAGGCTCGTGCCCATGCTTTCCACTATATACTTGTCCTGGTACTTGTTGATGGCCTTGATAAGGTCGGGCGTGAGTTCCGGGTCGGTCTGCGCCCGGTGCTCCAGCCATTTTGAAAAGGCCATGAACACCTCGATGGCATCCACCACGTTGGCCTTCTTGTCGAGCTTCTCGATGACCGACGACAGTTTGGCCAGCTTGTCGCCCAGTCCGGCGATGAGGTTGGCATCCTCGGATGCGTTCACCTGTTCTATGAGCTTGTCAATTGTCAGCAACAGCTTGTTGACCAGTTCCGGGCGTGTGATGCTCTTGGCCGCCCTTGCCTCCTTCCATCCCTCGGCGGAACACCATTTGGAGACGGTGACGCGCGATATGCCTATCTTGTCGGCAATCTCGGTCTGCTCCATCCCGGAAAGGTACAATGCCCTGCCGAGCGACTTCTTCTTCTCAATGTCTGCTTTCTTCATATCTGGTAAAATCTTGAATGCGTGCGTATCTTACGGCAAAGTTGCGGCGTTTCGGGCTGAACGCCAAAAAGATAGGAAACAGTTGCATAGAAGTGTGCAACCGTTTCACACTTTTTTGGCGGCCAGCCCTTTGCGGTGTAATATTGCAGCGTAAAACGCAAAACGCGAAAACAAAATGAGTGCAAGACGAGTAAGAATTTCAAACGACAGCCTGAACAGCTACGGCTCCCGTGTGCTGACCGCAGGCATGAACGTGGAGCAGTACTGCCGGAATCCCGTGCTGCTTTACATGCACGAGCGCGGCAATGTGATAGGCTATGTGAAAGACCTGAAGTCCGAGAACGGCGAAGTGACCGGCGAGTTGGTCTTTGACGAGGCCAGCGAACTGTCGAAGCGGTGCAAGAAACAGTACGAGTTCGGCAGCTTGCGCATGGTCAGTGCCGGGATAGACATCCTGGAACTGAGCGACGCAAAGGAACACCTCGTGCAGGGACAGACCCGGCCGACGGTGACGAAGAGCAAGCTGTTCGAGGTGTCGCTGGTGGACATAGGAGCCAATGACGATGCCATCGTCCTGAAAAGGGACGGCACGGTGATAAATCTCGGCAAGGACGGCGAATGTCTCCTGCCATTGTTGAATAACAAACCCCAAAAACAAAAAGTTATGGATCAGAAAATGCTGGCCCTCCAGTTGGGCCTGCCGGAAACGGCTGACGAGGCGGCCATCAGCGCGAAGCTCGCGGAGCTGAAAGCCTCCAAGGAAGACGCGGACAAGCTCCGCAAGGAAATCGAGACGCTGTTGCTCGGACGTATCACGGCGGCGGTGGAAAAGGCCATTGCGGAAAAGCGTATCGGCGAGGACAAGAAACAGCAGTTCATTGAGCTCGGTAAGAAAATCGGAGTGGAAGACCTGGAAAGCACTTTCGGTGCCATGTCGCCGCAGGTGAAGCTGAGCGCAGTCGTCGGCCATCCGGGAGGCGCTCCTTCTGTAACTACTGCCACTTACAAGAAACTGAGCGAGGTGCCGGCAGATAAGCTGGAGGAGATGCGCGAGAAACAGCCGGACGAATACAAGCGCCTGTACAAGGCGGAGTACGGCATGGAGTGTGAAATCTGAATGTGAAACCTGATAAAGACAATGACAATGAACAAGAAAATCATGATGGTGCTGGCTGCCGTCCTGTTCAACTGCATGACAGGCGGCTTGCTGGCAATGGCGGCCGGCATTTCCCCGGCCATCGGTGCGGCCGGCATGAATGCCGTGGCCGTCCTGTTCGGCGGCACCGTGCCTCAAGGCGTGCTGCGTGCCGGAGTGTATAAGGAAATCTGGACGGGCGAGCTGGTGAAGGCCCTGCGCGGCCTGCTGGAAGGCACGTGGCTGGACGGCATACCTGACAGCTCGTCCCTGGTGAACAATGACATCATTCACCTGGTAGAGGTGGGAGTTGACCCGGAAGTGCTGATCAACAACACGACCTACCCAATCCCGTTGCAGGCTCTGGACGATGCGGACATCGCCATCGAGCTTGACAAGTTCCAGACGAAGGTGACCCCCATCACGGACGATGAGCTGTATGCCATCAGCTACGACAAGATGAGCCGTGTGAAGGAGAGCCACTCGAACGCCATCAACGACGCCAAGTTTGCGAAGGCAGCCCATGCGTTGTGCCCTACGGAAAATACGGATACCACCCCGGTATTGGTAACGACCGGCGAGCGTGATGCCGACACGGGCCGTCTGCGTCTTGTGCCAGGTGACATCGTGCGCCTGAAAGCCGCATTGGACAAGTTGCGTGTACCGGCTGACAAGCGTCGCCTGGTATTGTGCAGTGACCATGTAAACGACTTGTTGATGGCAGACCAGAAGTTCAAGGAGCAGTACAACCTGAACCAGACGGATGGCCGGATAGGCCGCCTGTACGGTTTCGACATCTATGAGTTCGGGAATACTCCGCTCTATACCGTTGCCGGCAAGAAGAAAGCTGTCGGTGCCTTGGCCGAAGCCGGGGAATTCCAATGCTCGTTCGCCTTCTATGTACCGCGTGTGTTCAAGGCCACCGGCTCTACCAAGATGTATTACAGCGAGGCATCGACAGACCCGGAATACCAGCGCAACAAGATCAACTTCAGGCACTACTTCATCTGCATGTTCAAGAAAGCGGATGCCGGTGTGGCAATCCGCAGCGGTTATCAGGCATCGTCGGACGGCAGCATCACGGCAGACCCGACTACCGTGACAATCCCGGCCGAGGGTGGCAGCAAGGACGTGACAGTGACGGCAAGCGGCGCATATACGGTGGGTGCGGCTCCTGATGGGTTCAATGTAAGCAAGAAAGGCAATACCGTGACCATTTCGGCAGATGCCAACGAGGGTGAGCAGAAAAGCGGAACCCTGACATTGACCTTGCAGTCCAATAATGGCAAGACAGCGAAAATAACGATAACCCAAACGGCCAAAAGTGAGTAAGTCATGGCACAGTTGAAACGTTTGGTATTACACTGCACAGCCACTCCTGAAGGCCGCGAAGTGAGCGCAGCAGACATCCGCCACTGGCACACCGACCCGGTGAGCAAAGGCGGCCGCGGGTGGAAGCAGGTCGGCTATACCGACATGATACACCTGGACGGAAAGGTGGAACGCCTGGTGGACAACAACGAGGACGCACAGGTGGATCCCTGGGAGATTACCAACGGGGCAAAAGGGTACAACACCACATCCCGGCACGTTGTGTACGTCGGCGGCGTTGCCGCTGACGGCAAGACCCCCAAGGACACCCGTACCCCGGCACAGAAGAAGGCGATGGAAGCCTACGTGAAAGACTTCCGCCGGCGTTTCCCCTCTATCCCGGTTGTAGGGCATAACCAGCTGGCGGCGAAAGCCTGCCCAAGTTTCGATGTGCCTGCATGGCTGGAATCGGTAGGAATCAAACAATAAAAACATAGTATCAGATGGAACTCAGTGAAATTCTCAATTTCGTACTGGGTGGCTCACTTCTGGCGACCGTTGTTGGCATTGTGACGCTCCGCGCGACGGTGCGCAAGTCCAACGCGGAAGCCGAGAAGGCGAAGGCGGACGCCGAGACCGTGCGGATTGACAACGCTGAGCACGCCACCCGGATACTTGTGGACAACATAGTCGAACCGTTAAAAGACGAACTCAATGCGACGAGGAAAGACCTTCAGGCGACGAAACGCGAGATGGCACGCCTTCGCAAGGCTATTGACACTGCCAATTCTTGCAAGCATCATGACGATTGCCCTGTGCTTCGCGGGGTGCGCGAGCACCCGAAAGACAGCGCGGGAAACGGCACGGACGGAAACGGCGACGGGTCGGGCGGACAGCATGAGGAGCGAAGTCCGCCTGATACGGACGGAAACGGTACCGAAGTCGGAGGTGAGTCTGAGGATACCGGCTGACAGCCTTCTGAGGCTTCCTCCGCTGGCCTCATACAGCGGGAAGAGCGGACAGGCCAGCGTTTCGGTGAGCCGCGACAGGGACGTGATCACCGTGTACGCGAGCTGCGACAGCCTGCAGCTCCTGGTGGAATACTACGAGCGGACATCCTCCGTGTGGAAGGAACGCTACGAGGAGATGATCGGGCTGTACGAAGAGGAAATAAAACAGCGTTCGAACCCCGTTAAAACATTCTTCTACGGTTTCGGGGCCGGAATACTGCTGAGTGTGCTAACAACAATAATCATCATTCTAAAACGAAAGAACAATGGCAACTAAGAAATTCATATACGGCATAGCCGTGGTAAAGTTCAACAGCAAGAAAATCGGCTACATCGAGAAAGGCAGCTGGGACTGGGGCGGCACTAAGCCGGAGAGTACGGACGTGGAAGCCGAGCAGGTACCTGACGCTCCGGTGCTGACACTGGCCAACAAGAACGCGACCATCGCGCCGACGTTCAACCTCATCCAGCTGGACTATGAGAACATCCAGGCCGTGCTTGGTGGCACGCTGGTGGGCAGCACGGGCAGCTACACCGGCTGGAAGGCCCCGACCGACCTCGTGGAGCTGCGCGGCCCGTGGGAGATCCAGTTCGTGAGCGGCCAGACGATGAAGATACCCAACGGCACCATCATGGCCAACCTGGGCGGCAAGCTGACGCTGACGGAGGTATCCAAGCTGGAATGCCAGCTGAAGGTGAACAAGCCCGAAGAGCCGGACACCGCTCCCTACGAAATCAACGACACGCCGTCAAAGTAACAACGTATGGACAAGGCAACGGAACGTCTGGTGCAAGCCGAGGGGACGGCCGCCCTGTTGGACAGGGGCGTGTCCGTCCCCTTGAAGGAACTGCGCATCCCGCTGGTGAAGAAGCCCCTGAAGCTGCGCGTGGTGATGCGCCGTCCCCGTCTGGGCGGCCTGATGCGCCTGGCGAAGGTGTACCTGTCGCTGGGCGTGACGGCAGACGAGATGAAGAAGTTCTCCAAGGACGAGGAGATGGCCTTCATCGCCGCACACGGCAAGGCCGTGAGCCGGATGGTCGCCTACACCCTGTGCCGCGGCTGGTGGAGCCGCCACCTGCTGGTGGGTCTGACCGCCTGGTGGGTGCGCCACTTCATGGAGCCGGCCTACATGGACGCGGCGATGCGCAACTTCGTGTTCCTTTTAGGCACCGACCCTTTTACGAGTATTATCAGATCAGCCGAGAGGACGAACCCGATGAAGCTGAGGCTGAGCCAAGGAAAGAAGGGGAGTTAAGGACGGTCTACGAGCCTTCCCATAGCCCCTTCGGCTTTGTCTGGCAGATAGCCGATGCCACGGGATGGAGCGTGGGCTACATCCTGGAGGGCGTGAACTACCAGACACTTATCATGATGCTTGCCGACGCCCCGCGCTATGTCCGCAAGAAAAAAGAGGAGAAAAGCGCGGAGGACGAAGCGAAAGACATTGTAGGATTTTTCCAAAGCAACCTGAAGAAATGACATGGCAACAAAACCGGTAGAAATAGAGATACTGATGCGCGACCGCCTGTCGGGCGGCCTCGACAAGGCAGGACGCAAGGTGGACGAGCTGAAGACGAAGACCACCGGCGCGTCGGCGGAGATGGCACGCCTGGACAGGCAGGCCGAGTCCGTCCGCAGCACCGTGTCGAAGATAGCCGGGGCGTTCGCCGTGAAGGAACTCGTCAGCAACATCGTCAAGGTGCGCGGCGAGTTCCAGCAGCTGGAGGCGAGCTTCAACACCATGCTCGGCAGCGAGGAGAAGGCCGACACCCTGATGCAGCAGCTCATCCGCACGGCCGCCACGACCCCGTTCGACCTCCAGGGCATCGCCAACGGCGCGCGCCAGCTGCTTGCCTACGGCGAGAACGTGGAGAACGTCAACGACGACCTCATCCGCCTGGGCAACATCGCGGCCGGGCTGAACCAGCCCCTCAGCGACCTGGTGTACCTGTACGGCACCACCATGACGCAAGGCAGGCTGTACACCCAGGACTACAACCAGTTCGTGGGCCGCGGCATCCCCCTCGGACGGGAACTGGCGGACATCCTCGGCGTGGCCGAGGGCAAGGTGCGCGAGATGGTGGAGGCCGGCAAGGTCGGCTTCCCCGAAGTGCAGCGTGCGCTCCAGAACCTCACGAACGAGGGCGGGATGTTCTTTGGCCTCATGGAGGAGCAGAGCAAGACCATCACCGGGCGCATCAGCAACATCGAGGACAGCGTCAGCATGATGATGAACGAGATCGGGCGGCAGTCCGAAGGCATCATTGGGAACTCGCTGGACGTGGTCGCCTACTTAGTCGACCATTACGAGCAGGTGGGCCGCGTGCTGCTCGGCCTGGTGGGCACATACGGCGCGTACAAGACCGCCGTCATGGCCGTCACCGCCATGCAGGCCCTGCAGACCGCCGGCGTGGGCGCGCTGACCGCGGCCGAGACCCTGCACTACGGCTGGCTCGTCATCGTGGAGAAGGCGCAGAAACTGCTCAACGCCACGATGCTCGCCAACCCCTACGTGCTGGTGGCCACGCTGATTGCCGGCGTGGTGGCCGCGATGGTGTCGATGAAGACCGAGACCGAACGTCTGAAGGAGGCCGAGGAAGACTACCAGGCCGCCAAGCAGAAGACCATCGAGGCCGAGGAGGAGCACCGGCGCAGGCTGGAGGAACTCTGCGGCGTGGCCGGCGACGAGAGCCTGGCCACCGACACCCGGCGCGAGGCCCTGAACAGGCTGGAGCAGAAATACCCGGACATCTTCGCCAAGTACGACACCGAGTACGAGAAGCTGAAGAACATCAAGCGCATCAAGGAGGAAATCGCCGAGCTGGAAGCCGGACAGTCCGTCACGCGGCCGCAGAACGAGCTGGCCGGCGTGAACGAGCGCATCTCGGAACTGGAACGGAAACAGGCTGACGTACATTATACGACATATAACACATCGGCCGGCCCTTATACCGTAAAGACAGGAGGCCTCAATTCCAAAGAAGAGGCAGAACTTAAGAATCTCTACAACAAGCGCAAGAGCCTGTCCGAACAGGTGCGCAAGGAACAGGCCAACGCCTACTTCGAGAACCTGACGGGCATCAGCAACGACACGCTGGAGGAGCAGATCCGGCAACGCGAGAACCTGCTGGCCCGTATGACGACCGAGCAGAAGAAGTACGGAACCATCACCTACGGGGCGGAAGCACTGAAGGGAACCTACAGCCGTGACGAGCTCCAGTACCAGCTCAACAAGCTGAACGCCGAGAAGAACCGCCGGAACCTGAAGCGCGACTCCAGCGCGGACTGGGGCACACAGGCGCGCAAGGAATACGAACAGGCGTTGAAAGCCTACAACGACTTCCTGGCCGACACCTCCAACAGCCTGACCCGGGAGGAATACGAGAAGAAGGCCAAGGAACTGAAGGATGCCCTCAGCCTGACCAAGAAGGAATACGACCGGTACAAGCCGGACGAGAACAAGGATGCCGAGAGCGAGCGCAAGGCCGCCGACAAGGCCGAACGGGAAGCCGAAAGGCGCAGGCAGGCGCAGCAGAAGCTCAATGACGACCTGACTGCCCTGCAACAGCAGAACCAGCAGGACGAACTCGGCCTGATGGAGGAAGGCACGGAGAAGAAGCTGGCGCAGATAGACGCCGACTACGACAAGCGGAAGGCCGAAATCGAGAAGAAGGCCCGCGAGCTGGCCGACACCAACCGGAAGGCGGGTGTCACCGGCACCAACGCTTCCGGACTGACGAAGGAGCAGCAGGCGGAAATCGACCGTGCAAACGAGCTGAACACCGAGAACCGCCGGAAGCAGACCGTTGAAACGTATGAGGCCGAAGCACAGTCCATGCGCGAGTACCTGAAACAGTACGGCACCTACCAGCAGCAGAAACTCGCCATCGCCGAGGAGTATGCCGAAAGGATACGCAAGGCGCAGGACGAGGGGGAACGCCGGACATTGGAGCGGCAGCGCGACCGGGAAACCGCACAGCTGGATGCCTCCTACCTGCGGCAGTCGATAGACTGGACGACCGTGTTCGGGGAGTTCGGCGGCATGTTCTCGGACATCGTGAAGCCCGTCCTTGAACAGGCGAAAGAGTACCTGCGCAGTGACGAGTTCAAGCGGCTGGACGCTTCCAGCCAGAGTGACATTGTGGCCGCTGTCCGGCAGATGGAACTTTCTACGGGAGGTACCGGGAAGGCGGGTTTCGGACAGCTGGGCCGTGAAGTCGAGGACTTCCGCCAGTCCATGATGGACCTGAACGATGCGAAGGCGGCCGAGGCCGAAGCCCTTGAACGGCTCGCCAAGGCACAGGAAGATTACGAGAAAGCCCTGCGTGACGGCTCGGATGCCGAGGCGGAAGCCGCCCGTGTGGCAAGGGACTCCGCGCAGGAGAATGCCGATGCCGCCTCGGAGAACACCCGGAAACAGGAAGAAACCGTCAATCGGAACCGGGAGGCCGTGACCGACACGGCTTCCGCACTGAGCGCCAACATGGAGAATGTCACCCAAGGACTGCAGAAGCTCGCTTCGGCAGGTATCAAGAACGCCTATGACGGCCTTATCCAGCTGGGCAAGGGAGCCGGCGGCTTCATGGGCGAGATTGCCGAGAGCCTGGAAAAGGTACCCATCGTGGGATGGATCATTTCCATCATCGACGTGTTCAAGGACGGCCTGAGTGATTTTATCGGCCCGCTGCTCGACAGCGTGTTCAACGCCGTGTCCGGCATTCTGGACGACATCCTGAGCGGTGACGTGTTCGTCACGCTGTTCAAGTCCATCCGTTCGGGAATCGGCAATATTCTGAACGCCGTCTCCTTCGGCGGGTTCGGCAAACTGGTGGACAAGATAAACGGCAGCAACGCGAAGGAGGTGCAGGCCTCCATCGACCGCCTGACCGACCGGAACGAATCCCTGCAGCAGAGCATCGAGGACCTGACCGACACGATAAAGGGAGGTGAGGGTACAAAGAGCGTGGCCGCCTACCAGCAGGCGTATGACTACCAGGCCGAAACGAACCGGAACTATCTGGACATAGCCAAGGCGCAGGCCGGCTACCACGGTTCGCACCATTCCTGGAACTATTATCGGGGCGGCTTCTCGCAGGAGCAGATTGACAAGCTGAGCCAGCAGATCGGCCGTGACTGGAACGGCGACCTCTGGAACCTGTCCCCCGAAGAGATGAAAGTCCTGCGCTCGAACGTGGACATGTGGAAACAGATACAGGACACGGGCAAGGGCGGCTACGGCGGCAGGCTGACGGAAAAGCTGGACGACTACATCGACCAGGCGGGCAAGCTGGAGGAACTGGAGGAGCAGCTGAACGAGAGCCTGACGCAGATTTCCTTCGACAGCCTGTACGACAGCTTCATCGACACCCTGATGGATATGGACGCGAGCGCGGAGGAGATAGCCGGGAACGTCGGCGAATACTTCATGCGGGCCATCCTGAGCAACCAGATCGGCGAGAAGTACAAGGAGCGGCTGCAGGCCTGGTATGACGACTTTGCCGGGGCCATGAAGGACAACGACCTGAGCCAGGACGAGATCGGTTCGCTGACGGACAGCTACCGGGACATCGTGGAGGAAGCCGTGGCCCTGCGCGACAAGCTGGCCGAAGCGACCGGCTATACCGGTGACAGTGAAGGAACCACCCAGAGCGGCAAGTCCGGCAGCTTCAACGCCATGAGCCAGGAGCAGGGCACGAAGCTGGAGGGCATGTTCACAAGCGGGCTGATGCACTGGGCCAGCATGGACGAGCAGATGCAGGACGTGTCCGCGCAGATGGGCACGGCCGTCGACCACCTGCGGCGCATCGAGGAGAACACCGGGAACAGCGCGAAGCATCTGGGCGAAATCAAGGAGGATATAAAAAAGATAATCAGGGACGGACTTAAAATGAAATAGCATTATGGCAATGGACGCGATACTCTCAGGCAAGGTGCTCATCAACGGCACGGACATCTGGAAGGCATACGGCGCTTTCCTGGTGGAGAAGAAACGTGGCGACAGGAACAACCTGAAGGCCATCATGGCCCCGGCGAAGACCAAGGCCCACGTGGCGGTCGACATCCGGGAGGAGGACGGCGAGAAATACTCGTCCGTGCTGGAGGTGAGGAACCAGGCGCGCGACGTGAAGCTGTACTTCGCCCTGTACGCGGACACGCGGGATGAGTGGCTGTCACGGTACAAGGCGTTCATCGCTTTTTTGAAGCAGGGAGAGGACGGGTGGCTGGACATCCGCTTCCCCGACCTCGACATGACGCTGCACGTGTTCTACAAGGAGGGCAGCGACTACGAACCCCTGACCTACCTCTGGCAGGTCGGGAAACAGGCCAGCCGGTTCTACGTGACATTCCGGGAACCGAAACCTGCCATTTGATTGAAAGACATTAAAACGCGGTTAGAACGGCATTATGATAACGATATACGGAAGCGACGGCACAGCCAAGACACAGGTGCCCTGCGACGACAGCTCGACGCAGGCGAAGGAGCTGCAGGGCGACAACGTGCTCACCCTGTCCTTCACCCTGTACGAGCACATCGCGCTGGAGGTGAACGACTACGCCGAGTTCATGGGTGAGCGGTACTGGCTCATGGAGCGTTACAAGCCGGAGCAGGTGAGCTCGCAGGAGTGGAAGTACGACGTGAAGCTCTACGGCATAGAGAGCCTGCTGAAACGCTTCCTGGTGCTCAACGACACGGACGGCGCGGACGAGCCCGTGTTCACGCTGACCGCGCCTCCGAGGGAGCACGTGGCCCTCATCGTCAGGAGCATCAACAACGGGATGGACAACACCACCGACTGGAAGGTCGGCACGGTGGAAGGCACGGACAACATCGTCATCGACTACGAGGGCAAATACTGCGACGAGGCCCTGAAGGAGGTGGCCGAGAAAGCCGGGAACCGGGCCGAGTGGTGGTGCGAGGGGCAGACGGTGAACGTGTGCCGCTGCGAGCAGGGCGAGGAGGTGACGCTTGCTTACGGCAAGGGGCTGACCGGCCTGGAGTGCGACATGGCCGACAACGCCAAGTTCTACACCCGCCTGTACCCGATAGGCAGCAGCAAGAACATCGACCCCGAGAAATACGGCCACAGCCGCCTGCAGCTGCCCGGCGGCGTGAAGCACGTGGACGTGAATGTGGAAAAGTACGGCGTATGGCACCACTACGAGGCGGACGCCTTCTCCGGCATCTACCCCAAGCGCACCGGTACGGTCAGCTCGGTTCGCAGCGAGGAGGTGAAGGACGAGGACGGCAACCCGTTCAAGATATTCTACTTCAAGGACAACAGCCTGGGCTTCGACCCGAACAGCTACGAGATAGGCGGCAAGGTGAAGCGTATATCCTTCCAGGAGGGCTCGGAACTTGCCGGGCTGGGCGACGAGGAGGACGGCACCTACTATTTCGAGGCCAATTACAACAGCGACACCCACGAGTTCGAGCTCATCACCATCTGGCCGTATGACGACGACACGCAGCTTCCGAACGACACGCTCTGTCCGAAGCCCGGCGACAAGTACATCCTGTGGAACATCCGCATGCCGGACGAATACTATCCGCTGGCCGAGCAGGAGTTCAAGGAAGCGGTGGACAAGTACAACGAAGAGCACGCCATCGATGTAAGCCGCTACAAGGCCCCGACCGACCACGTGTACATCGAGGAGAACGGCATCGACCTGTACGTGGGCCACCGCGTGCGCCTGGAAAGCGAAAAGTACTTCCCAGAGGCCGGCTTCCGCAGCAGCCGCATCACCAAGGTCACGCGCAAGGTGAACCTGCCCTCGCAGATGGACATCGAAATCTGCGACGCGACGAGCACCGGCGCGATGGAAACCATCAATGACAGCATCAGCGACGCGAAGAGCTATGTGAAGACGGCCACGTCGGGGAGCTTCCCCGACCTGATACGCAGCTGGGACAACACCTATCCGACCGACAACAACGTGTTCTCGGCACGCCGGACGCTGAAAGAAGCCCTGAGCAGGCTGCGCGAGGACACGGCCCAGGAGAGAATCCATTTCCTGAAAGGTGCGGATTTCGGGAACCACAAAGCCGGGGAGAGCGGCGCGGCGGTGGACGGCAACGGCAACGCCGAATGGCTGACCGCCGTCATCCGCGAGCTGCTGCGGTCGGTGAAGTTCGTGGACGGCATGACCGGCGAGGGCTGGCAATTATGGATGGACGCGCTGACCGGGCTGAGCAACCTGACCATTGACAAGGTGACCATCCGGCAGACGCTGGTGGCCCTGGAACTGCTGATCGAGAAGGTGCGCAGTGTGGGTGGCCAGCTGGTGGTCAGCGCGGCCAACGGCAAGATAAAGACCGTCACGAAGGACGGCGGCAACTATAAGATCACTTTCGAGCAGGACAACGAATTCACGGCGCACGACCTGATGCGCTGCGCGGAGTTCACCGGCACCTCCCTGCGCGGCTATTGGGTGGAAATCTCCGCCTCGGACGGGGAAGGCATCACCGTGCCCGTGAGCGAGTTCGGCGGCGTGGAGCCCAAGGAGGGCGACGAGTGCGTGCTGATGGGCAACACGCAGAACCGGCTCCGCCAGAACCTCATCTCCATCGCGGCCACCGAGGACGGGCAGCCCCGGGTGGACGTGCTGGACGGCGTGAGCGCCAAGAACTTCGACGGCTGCCTCCGCGTGCGGCTTGGCAACCTGGACGGGATCAGCGACAGCCGGTTCCCGGCCGACAACCAGCCGCACGGGAACGGCCTGTACGGCGACAACGTGTACCTGGTGGGCACGTTCGTGCTGACGACCGGCGAGGACATCCTGACGCGGTTCGAGATAACCGAGGGCAAGATAAAAAGCGCCGTGGAGGGGCTCCGCAAGGACTTCACCGAAGACCGGAGCTACTTAGACAACGCCTCGTTCGGCGACGGCATGAACAAGTGGAACACCGAGAACGAGGCCACCTTCTTCCTGCTCGGCAGCAAGTGGATATGGGCGAACGGCGCGCCCCTGTCCGACAAGACCAACTATGCCTGCGTAAAGACCGACGACGGGCGTACCACGGTGTACATACGGAATAAATACATATTGCAGAAGCACGCGAACTTCCGCTTCATCCCTGACTACACCGACGTGAACGACGAGGGGCAGAAGAAGCCGGAGGCCGTGTACCTGAGCTTCTTCTACCGCGTGGCCAAGGCCGGACGGCTGACCGTCCAGTTCGATGGCCTGGACAAGACCGGATTCGAGAACTTCAACGAGTTCAGCTACGACGGCGAGCTGGGCGTGACGGACGGCTACCAGGTGTTCAACCACAGCGGGCTGTGGAACGGCACGGGCGACTTCAAGCTGGCGTTCACGGGCGAGATATACCTGTACATGCTGGTGCTGAGCACCGACCGCGCCGAGGCCCTGGCCTACAAGTACAAGACCCTGTTCGAACAGTCCGAGAAGCTGGTGAAGATAGCGGCGGCGAACTTCGACAAGGACGGCAACGTCATCGAGTCGTCGAGCATCGTCACCACGGCGAAATACAACGAGCTCATGTCGCAGTACTTCGACGAGAACGGCCAGCTGGTCAACAAGGCCGGGCTGGTGACGACGAGCAACTTCGCCGAGCTGTTCGCCCAGGGCGTGACCAGCAACGGATTGGTAAAGACCGCGGACATCAAGGCGTTCGTGACCAGGGACGAGGTAGGCGAGATAATATCCGGCGTGACCATCAGCGCCGACCAGATAAAGCTGGAGGGCCTGGTGACCGCCAACAGCTATTTCAAGATACTGGAGGACGGCAGCGTGGAAGCCAACAAGGGCACGTTCAAGAACGTCATCATCAACGGCTCGATACGCTCCCCCTTTGTCCGCGAGACGGACAGCATCAAGGTCACCATCGGCGGCAAGACGGAGGAAGCCACCCACGACAACGTGGTGCCGATAGCCGAAGGCGGCGGCTGGATCACCGCCGGCACGCTGGAATGGGACACCGCGCAGTCCGGGCGGCGTATGTGCCTGGCCAACTACCGCTGGGAGAACCAGTACACGGAGGGCAGCATCAAGTACACCGCCCCTTCCGGCAAGTATTTCTACGAGGACGGGATTGCCAAGGAATCCATCAGCCTGTCGCGCGAGTGCGTGGAACTGATGGGCTATGGCACCTCCTCCACCTTCTACGGCTGGATCGTGCTGAACCGCGTCGACCTGATGACTACCGCCCGTTACGGGCGTCAGCTGAAAGTGCTGGCTATGGGCATCGTGACAGGGACTTCCTCCGGCGCGTCCGTCAGCTACAAGTCCTTTGACGGCGGCGAGCTTTCCGTATCCCGAAGCGACACGGGCACCTACAAGGTGACAATCCCGTCCTCCTGGGGCCTGCAGGCCGGCAGCTACCTGGTGCTGGCCACCGGTTACGGCAGCGGCATCATGAAGGCGACCCTGCTGTCCACCGCTGCCACCTCCTTCACCGTGGAGGTCAGCGACGACTCGTCCAAGAACGACGGCTCCTTCCAATTCGTGATTATCAACCTCAATGACTGGATGTATATATGAAACGTATCGACTTTGAACATTTCGGGATATACGAAGGCATATCCCACGACAGGCGGGTGACGGGCGACGCGAGGGAAACGTTCGCCGACATCCTCTATACCCGGACGAACGGCATCCGCGCCCATGCGCTCGCCCTGAAGATCTACCGCAGCAAGGGCATGGAAGAGTACGACGAACAGGAAGCCGCCCTCATCCTGAAGGCGGCGGGTGACCACTGCACCCCGGCGTTCATCGACGGATTGCTGGAACAGATGAAAGGAGGCGGCGATGAAAGTGATATATAACAAGGTGATCCCCTTCAAGGGTTTCAAGTGCGTGAACCTTTTCGGCGTGCTGTTCGTGCGCGAGGGCTGCGCGATGAGGGCGGAAGACTACAACCACGAGGGCATCCACACGGCCCAGATGAAGGAACTGCTCTATGTGCCGTTCTACCTGCTGTACGTACTGGAATGGCTGTGGCACCTGGCACGGCTGCGCGACATGAAGGCAGCCTACCGTGCAACCAGCTTCGAGCGGGAGGCCTACGCCCACCAGTCCGACGCAGACTACCTGAATAGAAGAAAGAAGTTCAACCAATATAAAATGCAATAATATGGCCATATCACAGGAAGACATACAGCAGGTGCTCAACGCCATCAAGGCGGAGAGCCAGGGCGTACAGGAACTGGAAACGGTATCCTCGCTGAATGGGGTGAATTCATTGCCCGGCGTAAAAGGGGAAGAACTGGTCAACGTCCCGATGACGCTGCTCCAGAAACCGGCGACAGACGCGGCAGCCACGGCCAATGCCGCTGCGCAGGCCGCCAACAGCGCAGCCCAGACCGCCAATGCAGCGGCAAGTACAGCTATGGAAGCCAAAGACTCGGCCAACTCTGCTGCCGCCACGGCCAACGAAGCGGCAGGCAAGGCCAACACGGCGGCCAGCCAATATGAAAACACGGCCAAGGCGGCCATGAAAGGGGCGACCGTCCGGTTCAACCGCATTGTGGAAAGCGGGACGGTAGATGCCGTATCCGATTCAAATGTGACGGAAGTCGTCTATATAAAAAGCCTGAAGGTGTTTGCGGGTATATATACGGCAGGCAAATACTGCAACAACTGGACCGGCGGCAACAACGGCCTGCCCGGTGCGGACATGTACCTTGACGACACACGCTCGGCCGTCCTGAAGGACAAAATCTACATCTGTGACGACACCCTCTATGTATGGAGCGACGGGGACGGCGACCTGGTGAAGGCGGGCGGCGGTGGAAGCGGCAGCGGATTCTACAACGTGACACAGCTGCATCCGCTTGGCTCCGGCTACTACACGAAGGAAACCGCCGTGGCCGCGCTGGCAGGCGCCGACATCGCCGACGAGGACAAGCCCGGCATGGTGATCACTTTCGAGGTCTCCGCCGGCAAATGGCTCGACTACCGCTTCGAGGGAACGGACGTGTCGTCCTTCCTGACCGCATCGGCGTGGAACCGTTACGGCGGCGGTGACGCCATCAAGAAAATCCGGGTGACGAAAGGCACGGCCACGGAAGACCTTGCCCCCGATGGACAGGGTATGGTGAACCTGGATATCCCGGTGGTGGAGGTCGACCAGTCGGTAAACGAAAACTCAACGAACCCGGTGAGCGGCAAGGGCGTGGCGGCCAAGATAAACGAGAAGGCCTCCACCTACGGCACCGCCCTGCGGCTCAATGAAATCGGCGAGGGCACGGACAAAGCCTATTCGATGAGCCTGCTGAACGAGTCCGGCGAGGTCATCAGCACGAGCGACATGTTCACTGGCGGCGGTGGCGGCACGGTGGCCACGACGAAGGTCGTGCTGACGCGCGTCACCCCGAACAAGACCGTCAAGAGCGGCGACGAGGTGAAGCTGACCTACACCTATGACCAGACGGACACCTCGACCGGCGAGAGCACCGGTAACCCGGGCCGCGCCACCGTCACCGTGACGCAGGGTGCGAACACCAGCACGCTGACGCAGGCCATAGCCGCAGGCAGCACCAACACCATCGACGTGTCGAAGTACATGGGCGTGGGCACCAACACGGTACGTGTGCGCGTGGAGGTCGGCGAAGGCGCGGAGATGCAGGTGGCGCAGGTCACGTGGAGCATCAACGTGGTGCAGCTTACCCTGAGCAGTTCGTTCAACATCGCCACGGCCATCACGAGGGGCCAGGCCCTCAGCATACCCTACGCCCTGAGCGGCGCGGGCACGAAGACCCTGCGCTGCTATGTGGACGGAGAGGACACGGAAGACCGCAGTATCACCAGCTCGACGGCCAACGGGTCTTTCAGCATAGCGACGACCAACCTTGCGCACGGCACCCACACGGTGCAGCTCGTGGTGGAGCTGGAACTGTCGGACGGGAGCACCATCAAGTCGAACAGCATCCTCTTCGCCGTAGGCGTCCGGGAATCCGGGAACAACACCCCGCTGGTGTCCGCAAGGTTCGACTACGCCGACGGCGCGGTCATCGAGAAAGGCAGCACCCCCTACATCCCGACGAAGCAGTACGACAGCTATACGCTGCAGTACGCGGCCTACAACCCGCAGGAAACCCCGACACGGGCGGACGTGTACGTGGGGAGCACGCTGGCCTCGTCCGCCTCCGTTCCGTTCACGGCGCAGAACCTTACCCTCCGGGCAAGCAACTACGGCGAGGAACAGTGCCGGATCGTGGTGGGCGCGATGACGTTCAACTTCCGGCTCATCGCGGCCAAGAGCGACCTGAACCTCAGCGAGCCGACGGACGGGCTGACGCTGAAGCTGACCGCCCAGGGCAGGAGCAACAGCGACGTGAACCGCGAGGAATGGACTTACAACGGCATAAAAACCGTGTTCGAAGGCTTCAAGTGGGGCGGCGACGGCTGGACAGGTACCTCCCTGCGCCTGACGGACACGGCCAGGGCCACCGTGCAGCACCGGCCGCTGGAACAGCCCGAACAGAACGTGACGAACGCCTTCGCCTTCATCGTGAAGTACATGGTCAGCGAAGTGGTGGACGAGGACGCGGAGGTCATCCGTTGCATGGATGCCGACGGCACCGGCTTCGTGATAACGACTCAGGAGGCGCGCATGGTGACGCGCGGCAAGAGCGAGCTGTCCATGAAGATGGCCGCCGGTGAGGTGTACGAGGTTGCCTTCGTGTCGTTCCCCAAGAGCGTCGACGGCTCCTCGGACTACGAGAAGCTGAACACCGAGATGGTCTACCTGTACATCAACGGCATCATGTCGGGCAGCGTGCAGAGGGCAACGTCCGACAGCGTGTACCAGGCCACCCCTTCATACATCGAGCTGGGCGCGGACGGCGCGACCACCGACGTGTACCTCATGCGTGCCTATGACACGTACCTGAGCGACTCGCAGGTGCTTGAGACCTACATGATAGACCAGGACAGCTCGGACGGCATGATGGCCCTGTACGAGTCGAACGACGTGATCGACGACAGCGGCAACGTGACGGTCGACAGCGTGCCGGACGGCATGAGGTACATCATCATCACGGGCCGGCAGGACAACGGCGTGGCCACGGTGCTGCAGGCGGCGGTGAACAACGACAAAGACCCGAAATACGACGTGGACGAGATGCTGTGCGTGGTGAAGGGCAGCCAGGCTTTGAACTTCCGCTGCGTCGGCGGCTGCATCAGGCTGCAGGGCACGAGCTCGCTGGCGTACCCGGTAAAGAACTACCGCATCTACTTCAAGAACTCGTCGAAAGTGGCCGGGCAGCTGTACTTGGGTTGCGACGAGCAGGGCGTGGGTGGCGAGCTGCAGGAGAAGGCAGTATATTCGTTCCGCCCTGCGGACGGCACGCAGAAACAGGCCGCCCCGGTGGACTGCTTCTGCCTGAAGGCCGACTACGCCGAGAGCTCGTCGTCGCACAACACCGGTATGGCCAAACTGGTGCAGAACGTGCTGACGGCGGCCGGGGAACTGACCCCGGCGCAGAAGCATTGCGACAGCAGCTACCCCTACGACGTGCGCACGACCATCGACGGCGAGCCCTGCTACCTGTTCTACCGTGGGATGCTGGAGGAGACGCCGCAGTTCCTGGGCAAGTTCAACTTCAACAACGACAAGAGCACCGAGGCCGTGTTCGGCTTCCTGGACATCCCAGGCTACCACGACCAGGAATGGGTGGGCGCGAAGTTCGGCGGGCAGAACCCGACCGAGTGCGTGGAGTTCCTGAACAACGACTACCCGATGGGCATGTTCCTGGACGACGACTTTACGACCAAGGGCGAGGACGGGAAACCGAACTGGATGAAGGTGTTCGAGTTCCGCTTCCCGGACGACGACGACCTGAACGCGCAGTACGAGGCCGGCACGAAGATACCCGCCAACCTGCAGAGGGTTGTCTCGTGGGTGAAATCCACCCAGAACGACGGGGCGAAGTTCAAGGCCGAACTGGCCGACTATTTTGATGTGGACTACCTGTGCGACTACTACATGTTCACGGACATCATGGGCTGCGTCGACCAGAGGGTAAAGAACATGATGATGGCCTTCTGGTACGACCCCGACAAGGACAAGACGCTCGCCTACATGATATTCTACGACTGCGACACCATATTGGGCGTTCGCAACGACGGCCGCCTGAAGTACCCGTGGGACGTGGACGAGAACACCACCGACCCGGAGCTGTCGACACCCGAAAAGACCGTCTACGCCTACGCCGGGCACGACAGCGTGCTGTGGAAGAACCTGAGGGAGCAGTTCCCCGACGAGCTGGCGGCAGCCTACGTGCGCATCCGTGAAAGAATGTCGAACTCGACCATCTTCAACATGTTCGATGACGAGCAGAGCGCGAAGTTCTGCGAGCGCATCTACAACCTGGACGCGCAGAACAAGTACGTGAAGCCCAAGACGCAGGGCGTGGAGGTGAACAACGACGGGAGCGTGACGAACGTGAAGTACTCGTACCTGGAGGCCATGCAGGGCAACCGCAAGGCGCACCGCCACTGGTGGGTCACGAACCGCATGGGCCTGTTCGACGCGCGCTACAGCACCGGGCAGTACACCTCCACGGACATATCGTTCAAGGGCAACAGCGCGGCCGGTGCGACGGTGCGGGCCACCCCTGCCAGGGACTACTACTTCGAGTTCCGCAGGGAAGGCACGGTGATGACCCATGACGCGGTGTCGAAGGGCGTGCCCTGGAGCTACACCTACGGGCAGACGGCAAACATCGGCACCATCTTCCATATCTACGGCGGCGAGTGGATGCAGAAGCTCGACCTGTCGGACTGGGGCGGCTTCACGGACATGAGCCTTCCGAACCTTCCGGTACTGGAGGAACTCATCCTGGGCAACAGCGGCAACACCTACGCCCTGACCGAACTCGTGCTGGGCACGAAGCTGCCGATGCTGCGCAAGCTGGCGGTGGTGAACTACACGAACCTGCCGGGCCTTGACCTGAGCGGTTGCAACCGCCTGGAGGAGGTCAACGCCTCCGGCTGCACGGCACTGAGCACCATCACCTTCGCCGAGGGCGCAGCGGTGAACAAATTGCACCTCCCGGCCAACTTCCAGACGCTCATCCTGCGCTCCATGCAGTACCTCAAGTGGAGCGCCATCACGTTCGACAACAGGTCGAACCTGACGGGCATCTGGATAGAGAACTGCACGCAGATAGACGGCCTTGCCGTGTTCAAGGAACTGTTCGCGCTGAAAGGCAGGCTGAAGTACGTGCGCATCACCGGCCTGGAACTGGAAGGCGACGGCAGCGACCTGAAGCAGTGGTACGAGGCCGGGCTTGGCGGCTTCGACGCATCCGGCAACACCACGAACACACGGTGCAAGCTGGTGGGCACGTACAGGCTGACGAAGTACCTGGACGAGGCCGAATACCAGAAGTATGTGGAGCGCTTCGACGAGCTGAACATCCGGCAGCCGCAGTACACCCTGATCGAGTTCGACGACACGGTGAGCGACGACGCGAACGTCAGCAACCCCGACAACGGGACCGGGTACAAGTACGGCAACGCCTACGCGCCGAGCGGCCACATCACGGCCATCCTGTCGCAACGGCACCGCGCACTGGCCAAGGTGACGAAGAAGCCCACCACGCGCACCGTCAACATCGCCAACGTGGAAACCACGGCCAACAACTTCGACGGCGAGATGACCTACTATCCGCTGGACGATGCGGACAGCAACAAGTACGCCGACGGCACGGCCGCGAAGCTGGACGGCACGGAAGGCGACTGGATGATGTACGAGCCCTTCTTCTGGAGCAAGGGAATAAACGACTACTTCGGCGGCAAGCACTACGGCTGCTACAGCTCCAACGGGCCTGACGAGATGCCCGACGTGCCGGCGGCCACCGTGCTCACCCTGGAGGACATCAAGGGCAGCGGCGGCTGCCAGTCCGGCCGCAAGCTGATGACCGGCAAGGGCAGCCTGGAGAACGCCTACAGCACCGACAGCACCTACTCGGTTTGCAAGGTGGAGGTGTCCGGCTACAAGCGCGTCAGGTTCCCCGGCGTGCCGGGCAGCAACCTGGTAGGCTCCCTGTTCACGGACGCGGACGGCGGCATCCTGGAGGAAATCATCGTGCCGACGCTGAACAGCCGCTTCGAGGCCGGCATGTACCTGATAAAGGACGTTCCGGAGGGAGCCGCGTTCCTGTACTTCTCCATCCTGAACACGGCCGAGTTCGACAAGGTGGTACTGAGCAACAGTGACAAGATAGAGGACATGGAGCCCGACTGGGTGGCCAACGACGAGCACTTGTGCGCGGTGGTGGGCAGCAGCATTGTCGGCTCTAAGCTGCGCGCCTGCATCACCGGCGGCAGCACGGCCGCGAGCCTGTCCTGGACGGACTTCCACTATTACAGCCAGCAGCGCGGGATGCAGCAGATCGACGCGCTGATGCACTTCCGCATCGCCAACCTGTTCTACGCGAAGTACGGGCGCCGTGACAGCCAGGAGCAGTGCGGCGCGGGCCAGCACACGAACATGCGCGTGACTGGCGGCACGGCCGGGCACGGCATGACGGACACCATCGGCTACGAGGAAGCGTCGAAGATAAACCCGAATGTGACGAATTCCCTTGTGGACAACCTTGTTCATCAGTACGCCTGGTACAAGGGCGAGGACGACTACGGCGAGGCCGCCGTGACTCAGGTGAACAACACCAGCTGCCTGGGCTACGAGGACATCTTCGGCAACAAGTACGACATGATGGACTGGGTAGACCTCCCCAACAACAGCGGGAACAGCGGCAAGTGGCGTATCTGGCTGCCCGACGGCACACAGGTGATGATCAAGGGCATGACCAGCAGCGACTGGTGGATAACTGCCGTGGCGCACGGCAAGTACATGGCCGTGGTGCCGATCGGCAGCGTGAACGGCTCGTCCTCGACACATTATTGCGACAAGTACTGGATAAGCACTTCTGCAGGCCGTGTGGTCTATCGCGGGTGCTACAATGCGTACGCGAATGGCGGTGTGTCGT